AATATGTTCCTTGGTAATGTTGGATACTTTATTGGATAATTTACCTTTTAAGTTACCTAATTTTCGTAACTTTTTGTTAGAATTTGCAAACGATTCCATGTCATCATTGATACTTTTTAATTTTTTATCAGTATCTTCTATGATTTGACGATGAGTTCCAATACCAACAAATATATTTTCTAACTTTTGCTTCTTCTTATCAATATCTTTTCGACCAGTTTCTTCTAAGTCACTAATAAATGACTTCTGCATATCTATTTTTTCTTCAGTTAAGTCTTTTTTAATTGTAAGTTCTCGTATTCTTTCATTCGTAGACCTAACTCTTTCTCTCAATAGTAATCCCATTGCGGAAAATATCTTGATGTCTAAGATGTCCTCAATGACCTCTCTGCGGTTCGGTGCGTTCAATTGCATAAAAGGAACAAAAGATGCACTACCTAGCACTACAATCTGTGTAAATGACTTGTAATTTAACTTCAATACATTTTCTTCTAGCCACTTCTGCTGATCATTCATTGCAGAATTTTGATCCAGAAGTTCATCATCTTTCCATATCTCAAATATATTTGGTTTAATTCCACGCACAATTTTCCAATCAAAGTTTGGTGTTGAAAATTCAATCTCTACCACACAATCCTTTTCATTTGCAGCATTAACTAACTGAGATTTAGTAATTTTACGAAATGGTTTATTAAACAGAGAAAAAGTAAGAGCATCTAGAACAGTGCTTTTACCTGTTCCATTTGTTCCTACTATTAAGTTAGTTTGTGCTTTTTGAAAATCAATTTCAGTAAAATGGTTTCCTGTGGATAGGAAATTACGCCATCTTATCTGTTTGAATATTATCATAATCTATTGGTGGAATAACAAAATCATCTGGTTTAATAATGACATATCTATAATTATACCTGTAACAGGTCTTAATTGCAACATCTTCTTCAATTTCTATTACATTCATTTCTGGATAGTCCTCTGCTTCGAGTAGACCAGCATATCTTTCAGCATCATCCTGATCTTGAAAAAGATACATTGCTTTTTCTCCATCTGGGTCAGTAACAGCGTATGCCCCTTCTCCTTCTTGTCCCGATATGGTTAAAATAAACATTAGTCTAGTTCGCAAGCTTGTTGATAGACTTCCTTCATTAAATTTTTTACAATCTCTTTACTTAATTCAAAATCTGAGTCTTCAATATATTTATTCAAAATTGTCAGTGTATCTTCACCCTCATCTTTTGAGAAATCCACTTCTTCATCATCAACACCAAAATTTTCAACAATTTTAACATCAATCGCTCCAGTTTTAATTATCTTATCAAGAAACTTTTCAAACTGTAACTGATTTGTTTTTTTACGAACAATGACTTTTACAAATTTATCTTTAAATTCAGTTGCATTGAACAAAGTAGGATTTGTATCATTATAATATATTTTTTTAAAGATCGTATATGTATTTTCAATAAATTCAAAATCATAATTTTCAGTATCAAATATATGAAACCCTCTTCTATCATTTACATCATTCCAATACATTTCATATGGATTACCTAGATAGAAAAATTTACCATCATTTGAACGAGTATGATAGTGACCAGAAAACACAGTTTCAAATTTATCAAAGAATGTCTTATCCATTCCATGTTCCATCACAAATCCTCGATGAGCTTGGAATCCGTTTACTTCTAGATGACCGAAAGCAACTTTAGATTTTGTTTGACTAATTTTACTTTTAGTTTCATCATAGTTATCAGCACATATCCAAGGTATCATAAAGAAATTTGATTTACCAATCTTATAAGTGTCTGGAGAAGAAATTGAAACTATATTATCATAGTCTTCCAATAAAGATTCAACTGCATTAATCTCATTTGTATTTTTATAGTATACGTCATGATTTCCAACTAGTTGATATACTTTGATTCCCATTTTTTGGAATCGATCATATACATTTTTCTTTGCCCAGTTTAAAGCCCAAAAATCAATATTCTTTCTATTATCAAATGCATCACCCATATGAATGCAGGTTTTGATACCTTTCTCCTCTAGAGTAGGAAAAAATATATCATCATAAAATTTTTGAAAAAAGTCATGAAAAACTTTACTACTTTTTCGAGCACCAAAGTGTGTATCTGTAATAATTGCAACCTTCATGAATTTTGTTTTGCTTGTATATTTTCTTTTATTGTATTATAATCAGATGCATTGAAGTTACCATCAGCTGACATAACTTCTTCAAATCCAGATCTTTCTATAATTTTAGCACGGATATCCATTTGTCGCTTTTCTTTTTGAATACGACGTAGAAATGCATAGTGTATGATTTGAGTAAAATAAGCAAATGGGTTTGAAGATTTCTCTGGATCAAAGTTTTTGATATACTGAACACAGTTTTCAATACCATCACAAATCATATCCTCACGAAACATATAGTTTACAAAGTTTGGTTTATATGACAGGTGTGTTGCTATTTTCAAGAAACACTCTCCAAGATAGTTTGTGATACGAGGTCTGTCTTCCCCAGCTTCCTCTGCTCTTTTACATTGATTACGATAAATGACAATTGCATTTAAAAATTCTTTGTTATTTACGTAATGTTCCGACCTTTTTCTAGTTCTAGGCATTTCATACGATCTCCACTAGTTATGTTAATTATAACACAAAATATTAAAAATTGCCAAGGGGACTTGACAAAGTAACGAAATATATGTACAATAACTCTGTTAAGGGTTAAGAGACATATTAGCTATTATTCTTTCTTTTATATAGTTTCTCTAAAAATATTCTCGCCTCAGTTACGCTAGATAAATATCCCATATCTTTACTTATAATAGATTCATTCGTTTCTCGATCTTTATCAGTCATGTAACGATTGTAAATACGAATTACTTCTTTATCAAATACCTCAGACATTGTGATTACTTTATCCATATCTAATATTAAAATTGTATCAGTGGCTGCTTGAACCCAAGGTATAACTTTAATTGCTCCTACTCCATTATTTCTAATCATTACATTTTCAAACATAACTGGATTATCTAATAGTAATAAGGTTCTATCATCTTCTTCACATGAAGTTACAGTTGATATAATTTCTTCACCAGAAACTAATTTAATGACGGCTAAAAAATCTTGTGACTCTTCCTTTTTTTTATCTGTCATTTTTCTCCTAAGTCAATTTGAACAATTTCGTAATTAAATTTTTCTTCGTTGTAAATTTTAATTCTTTCGATAAGATGATTGAGTGTGTAATTTCTTCTTGACAAATGCGTAATATCGTCCGCAATGTCATAGAGGACTGCCTGAGTCTTGCTGTCTCCTTTTCTTAAAACCCGTCCAATCGACTGAAGATTTCGTATTCTTGACTTAGAGGGAGAAGCAAAAATGACATTGTGAAGATTTTTAATGTTAATTCCTGTGGAGAAAGTTCCATAAGATGCTACTATGATTGCGTTTTTTTCGGTCTCAGTGATTTCTCTGATCCGTTCTCTTTCTTCGGCATCAACACCACCGTGCACATAAAATACCTTGCGGTCATTCTGTATGGAATTATTTATGAGTTCGTAAAGTGGTTGACCATGTGTCTCAACTCTGCTGAATAGCACCAAAGTGTTACCTTTTAAGTCTAGAACTAGGTTCTTGATGAAATTATTCCTTTTCTGATGTGTAATTATATGTTGTAGTTCTTCTTCATATACTTCAAACTTTTGTGGTTTATGTTTCAGAATTAGTATGTGTATCTGAAGTTTTGATAGATGTCCTTTATCAATGAGTTCTTTTGTCTGTGTAACTTTGTAAGAAGGCCCAAACAATCCTTCTAAGACCCATTTATGAGTCTGTGTACCATCTAAAGTTCCAGTAAATCCAAATCTATACTTGGCAGCATCCATCTTTGTCATGATGCTTATGAGTGACTTAGATTTGAAAAGATGTGCTTCATCACCAATCACCACTTCAAAATCTTTGAAGAATGGTCTTTTTAATTTATAGATTGATTGCCAAGTTGTGATCGTAACAGGGTTTTCATTTGTCTTCTCTTTACCTGCATAGATTCGATGACAATAATTTTCTGCGTCCCACCCATAGTCCTGAAAATCTTTGAACATCTGTTCAACTAGAGATGTGGTTGGAACAACTAAAAGTATCTTTTTATTTTTTTCTGCATAGTATCTGACAACAGAATAAATCATCAGTGATTTACCTGATGCTGTAGGTGATATCAATAACTTACGATTATATCTCAGTGCATCATAAACTGCATCTATCTGGTAATTTCTTGGTTTATGTTTTGAGATACGAGTCATATAGTCCTTGACTCCCTCTCGACTTATAATTTCATTCTCTTCAAAAGGTGCACCATAAAACTGATTATTTTCAAATTCTAAACTATATTCTGACTTCTTTGCCCACGAAACAATTTTATCAACAAGACCTCCATATATCTCACCAGTGGCTGGAGAATACAAACGTATCTTACCATCCCAATATTTACTACGATATTGTGGCATGAACTTTGCACCAGGCACATCAAATGTAAAAAGATCTGATAGTTCCTGATTAATATGTGGTTCTGCCTTAACAGTCACATATACTTCATTCTTCTTTTTGATGATAATGTCAGTCACTGTAACCTCGAATAAACTTTTGCCACTCGATGGCATTTTTTATTTGATAAGTTCGATTAGTAATACTCTTGAGAATACTATCCAAATAATTTAACATTACTTGGTAATAATCCATTTTGCTTTGAATTTTAATCAAGTCATCATCTGAACCCAGATACATATCCATATCTTGTCTTATGACCTTGTGGTCAAAGGGTTTATCTATGTATATCTCTGGGTCTGCTTTTCCAGTATAATATAACCATTTTTCTTTTTTTGCTT